TCATCATTCGAAGAATCTCGGTCTTGTTGTAGTCGTGCTCGAAATTATTTAGTGCGTAATGTACCTTTTCTTGACTCTGCAGCGAGATGGCCGGAGCGTACAGCTGCATCAGTTTATAGTTACTTATAACTATGTCTTTGTGCTCTAAAATGTTGGTGAAAAACTTGGCTTTTGAGTCTGTGCTCTCGCAGAAATCGAAAACCTCGTGTAATGTCACGTCTTTATCTTCTCTCAGAAAATTAAGATTTTTTGCGATAGACTTGAGTCCAGCGCGAGGAACACCCACAAGATTGTCGGAAGCATCGCCAGCGATAGCCCGGGCGAGTGCAAAGTTACGAGGGTGAATATCAAACTGCTCCACAATGTTCATCTTGTTGTGAACAACCTTCTGAGTCGGACGGAACAAAACAGTCTCATCATCACAAAGCTGAATAAAGTCCTTGTCGTTGGAGACAATAACCTTCTGCCAACCTTCATAGTGCGGAAGGCGACTAACATAAGAGATTACGTCGTCAGCCTCAATCTCGTCAAAGCGGAACTGAATAACAGGTAGCTCGTTCAGATACTCAATAAGACGTACCTGTTGCCATACCATGTTCTCACGCTGCTCTTCCGGTGTGAGGTTATTGGGTCGATTGACCCGAATTGGCTTGCGGCCCTCCTTGTAATTCTTGTTTTGCTGTCGGCGCTTACGAGAGCCTCCTGGCCCATCCCAAACAATCACAATACTGTCCGGGTTAATATCCCGGCAAAGCTTCTGTAGAATGCTTAGAAAACCCTTCAGACCGCCAATTGGCTGTCCGTGGATCGAAATACTTGGATTTACAATGAAAGCCCTGAAGTAAGCATTCAGAGCGTCCACAATCATTACTCTTTTCATTTGTTATCCCCTAACGTAGAAAGCGACTGTGAGGTTATGATACCCCACAGTCGCCTCTTTGTCAACCCTTATTTACTTATTCTTCTTTATCTACGTCGTAGAAATCGCCGGCGTCTCCCTCGCGATTATCAAACTTCTTGATAATCTCTTCATCCATAATCTCAAATACTCGATTTCTAAATTTATCGTCCTCTAGCTTATCTAACCAATGGGCTGACTGGAACTTCTCTTCTGTGCCGTCTGAATAAACCAATGAATACCAAGCACCTGCTTGCTTCAAATTGTCGGAGATCTTGATTGCCTCCAACCAACTTTCTTTATCCTGCACACCGATGTCTTCTGAACCCCAAAGAATCTTGAAAGCACAGTTTCTACCGGCAGTTCCAAATCGTGACTTCTCCAACTTAACTTTTACTTCTGAACCAATACGGAAGCCACTATCATCTACAATAAAGGCAGCCTTTGCCTTTCTTCCTGTTAGCCAAATGCGCAGGGAGTAAACATAATGCATTGACTTACCACCCGGAGTGATGTAAGGCGTCGTCATAGCAATAATACGCGCATTTGGACCCTGTGGGATATTTGTCTTCAACTGATTGAGAACCAAAAACGCAGACTGTGTGTTTGCGATTGGAACCGTCAGCTTTGACATTCCCTTTGATAGGACACGAGCCTTGACAGCCATTGTAGAGTTCGGATTGAAATCTCCCTCTACATCTGAAACAGTCGGGGTCAAAGCAAGTGAATCCCAAATGAATAGGGTTCGCTCTGCTCCTGAATCCAAGACTGCCTCGACAGTCTCAAGGACATGTTCAACGTTCTGTGCCTGAACGTAAATAAGGTTTTCTAAATCACATCCCGTGCGCTCCAAGAAGCCCGGGTCAATAGCAGACTCCGAGTCCATATAAACAACATTCATTCCCATCTTCTGTGCGTTCGCAGCAATCTGCGCAGCCATAAAAGACTTTCCTGTTGCTTCAAGACCAGCAATCTCCGTAAACTTGCCGACTGGAATGCCAGCCAGCTGCCCTCGGCAGATAATGGAATCAAGCCAGCGTGAGCCAGTTGGAATCCACTCCTTTACCTCGGTTGGATTTGCTTGATTTAGATTGTGGGCACACTCCACTCCTGAAGTCTTGTTAATGAGACTTCGTAGACCGTCAATCGAAATCTTGCCAGCCTTTGATTTACTCTTCGCCATCTTTATCCCTTTCTTCTAACATGTATCTTTTATACATTTCTTCAGCAAAGTCCTTATGTAACGCTAAAAGACTTTGCTCAATCTCATTGATCTGTCGCTGTAACTCTGACAGATACCATATTAAGAAGCCCGACAGAATTACAGCGACAATGATCATCGCTTCACTCTGCGCTATCGTCGTCGTCGCCCGCCGAATCATCATCATCGGCTGCGGAATCGTCGTCGTCAGCTGCAAGGTCCGTGCAACTCATAAAAGTTGTAGCTGCAAAGCCCATCATCATAACCAAAAATGCCATAAGCATAATCCTATTATTTCGTGCAATCATTATATATCCTTTCTAATCGAACGTTAGGGTTCCGTTTGAAGTCTGGACTGAAACAGTAAAGCCAGACACAAAACTATCTACATCAAAATACTTGAAACGACCCTCCGTGTCAAGCTCTGCATTCAAAATATCTCCAAAGCGAACCTGAACCTCGGTAGAGATGTCGCAACGACCACGCTTGTAATCATACTGCTCGGTTGAATACTCTAGAGAATACTCACCGTCATAAATGGTCTCTGCAAGACGCTCGGTAATGTAATCCTGAAAGTACTCCTCTCCTCGCTCATAGTCGTCAAGCTCTCCGTTGTCGCGTAGATTATTAAGAATATCGTCGCCAACGCTTGGAGTGCCCCAGCCACCATATACCGGAATACCAGATGCAAGCAGACCTGCAAGCAGACTAGCAGTCGCGGTCTCATGGACTGAATCAGTCACATATCCATCATTAATATGCCATACATCATTACCCTCGGTGTAGTTAAGGGTTACGAAACTATCCTCTGAAATCTCCAGCTCCTTAAGCCGGTTAACAAAATCACTCATTTTAAACTCCCTTTTAAAGTGAAAAGTGGGGCACCTGTAACCCGTGCCCCCCTGCGGTTGGTAGAGTTTACCCTGCGTTCTTGGTGTCCTGCACCTCGACGCGAAGCTCCTGAGCAAGAACCTTTACCTCTTGCATAGCCTTGCGGACACGAGTTCCGGCGGCGTTATTTCCGCCGTTAAAGAACTTATCGTGGTCAGCGCGAGTCTCCTCAAGAAGTGCAATTAGCTGCTCAAGACGATTCGTTGTATTAGTCATAACTCTTCCTTTCTAGAATGTGAGACCCCTATAACCCCGGGCCTCCCTGCGGAGGGGATAATTAAAGAGCGCCAAGCTCTGCGAAGGCGGCATCGACAGCGTTGACCTCGCTATCGTTGTTCTTCTTGCCGTACTTCGTGGTCTCGCTAGAAACCGACTCTGGATCATCGACCTGCGAGTTAACAAAGTTATCAAGCATCGTCTGAACATCAGCAGTCGTCTTTCGCTCAAACAGCCCCCCAAAATCGGGGATGCTGTCAAGAAGCTCTGCGCACTTATCTGGAGTTAGATCCTCACAGAGAGCGGAGGAACGCCGACGCGGGACCAGCTTTGTCTGGGGGAACGACGCTCCAGGGGGCTTACCGTAGGTCAGAGTAAGGTCAGTGCCAGACTCCGTATCGGTAATATCACCGTACTCAGGGTTGAGTACAAGAGAAAGAAGATTCTCGTATGCGGTCTTTCCATAACCCCAGATACGAACTCCAAGGTCTTCCGCACCGCGGACCATAACCGGAGAGAAGAAACGCTGACGAACGAAAAGAGACTTCGCAGTCTTCTTAGAATGATCGTCGTTGTTGTCTACACCCTCACGCCATAGCTGAGAAGCAAACTCGCATACGGGACAGTCATCGCCAAAGTTACGCTTTGGACAAAGGAACCCGCCCTTTTCTACATTATAGTGGAACCACATCTCCTTAAAGGGGTCGCCATCGGCAGTAGGCACGATACGAATATCCTGCTCACCATCCTCGGGACGCCAGAAAACGGAGTCTCCACCCTTACCCTCACCTCGCAAGGCTGCGAGCTTCTCTCGCATTTTGTCTAAATTGATACCCATTTTTTATTTCCTTTCTTGGGTTAGAGTACGATCAGCTAATATCCTGATCGCCTAAAAGTTTGTCAATGTATTGTACCACAGAGGAATACCGAATGCAATAACAATATTTCTGTTCGTAACTCGTTCTGAACACACCATACGATACATTGGCTCCCGTGTCAAGCCTAGACTTAACAAAGTTGTTAATTTTTCTGAACAGAGTGCCGTCATTCTTCAGGTCGTCCTCTCCAATACCATAGTAGTATACCACGTCCTTCGTGTGTGTCAAGGGGTAGAACCACTTTTCTTTATACTGTGTGTAATCGTCACCCTCCAACGTCACAGCACCAATCGTGCAGATTCGTGACAATTCTGATGGGATGATAAAGTTGCCAATTACAGGCTCTGAATGCTTAAATACGTTTGTCATGTGAATGATGTTTACGATTGCTTGATTCAAGGTATCGTAATAACCGATAATGGACATATCACCAATGCTACGTTCGATGTGTGCGTTATTAACCATGATAATTCGCTCCAATACACCAGATCGAGCATATTCTTGCAAAACAGAAGATACAATCTTCTCTTGCTTTTTTTGAACCTCGGACATAATCGACAAATCGCCTTCAATGTAAAGAACAGTGAGTCTATTCTTGCTAAGCTGTTCTAAAAGACGCAGTGAACCACCAGAAATCTGTCCAGCACCAGCGAGGACAACAAGAACGTCTTCATCCTTAAACTTTAGCTTCCTTTTAAGGTCTGGAAAAGAGGAGTCATACTCTTCATGAGACTTCTTGGCCTTAATTGTGATATCCGCGGCGGCGTTGGTGTCAATGCCAAAAGTTTGATATTGCGGGAACTTTGAAAAAGCCTTCGCAATATTACAACCTGCTTTTCCTAATCCCACAACAATCATTCCTCAACCCACTCCAAAAAGTAGCCCATATTAAAGCCACCACGCTTAATACGATTAACTGTAGCAGCCGTCATAACCTGAGAATCTGTGATACCTTCTCTTTCGAGAATAAAATGAAGAATCTCCATAATATCTGCAGCCTCTTCCGCGCAAGGATTCTCAACAAACTCCATCGCCTCTTCCAGAAGCTTCTTTAATGCTGCCTTTTTAAGGTCCTCACCATCAATAATGGTAGTTTGGTGAGTTTTGCCTGCTTCTTCGATGATCTCTGGAATTCGATCTCGGACAAGCTTGTAATGTAATGTTTTCATAACTTCAATCCCCTCATTTCTCCAAGATTTCTGCCTGCTGAGACATTGACCTTGAAATTACCATAGCGGGTTTTCTTGAACGTGTCAAGCATTTCTACAATTGCCTGCCGTTCATCGTTTGCGAGATCGATGTATACTGCGTCGTGAATAAGGAACGCGACATTGCTTTTCATCCCCTCCAAAAGCTTAAAAACCTTATATGCCT